CATTGTTTCACTTGGTTTCCACCTGAGAACCAAAACCATATGGTCGGAGGTGGGACGCTTTCTTTTACATATTAAGCATCATCATCATTCATTGCGTTTCACCTCCATATGACCCGGCGGGGTGGGGCCAACCAATGACCCACCATATGGTTTGATTGTGGAGCAATCATAGTGACTTTGTAAACGTAGACACCTTAAATTGGGTCTTTGGGTCGTTAGAATTGTCAGCGAGTGGAGAGAACCACTATTCCCGATGATGTGACATCGAGAGAAACCGATAAATTCGGGGAAAAAAAAACAGGAAGTGAACAAAAGTGAGTGAAACAAGCAAGAGCCTCAGTAAACTAATAACGGACGCAAACAACAGAATAGCACAATGGGATTTGTGGGAGCCGGACTATTACGATAAGTCCAACCGCCGACACAATTCCGCAAAGGAGCAGGTTGATGGCCTTAAGGAAGAAATTTCCAAAAAGGAAGCAGATATGTCAGAAGACGACATCGCCTATTTCCTAAATATGTGTGAAACTGCATTTAGAGCCGCACCAAACGCCTCAAACAACGAACCCCCAATTATGAACAGGGGTAAGTCTGTTGTGACACCTAGAGTAAAGGGAATTAGAATGGAAATTGAGACATATGCCCAGAACGCATTTGAGTATATGTTGGAGAAGTTCCCCGGAATGCTACATCTTTACAGAACTGCATGGAGTGATTCCGAAACTACAGGTGGTGAGTCATACGCAATTGCAGGTAAATCTGCAACTGATTTGGCAAAGCACGAAGCATCGGGATTGGCAGACAAAGCAACAAGTCAGCCTTTCCGCGCTTTCCACAACAAAGCCCATGAAGAGGACACAAATGTGATTGTCGCAGAATTTGACGAAAGCAAGGAAGTGTCTACCTTCACGACAGATGATGGTCTAACCCTAGTCACCTTGACTGCTTACAGGAATAAGCCATCTAAGGATGGGGGTGAGTCCTAGAGTAATCTAGGATTCACCTTCTGACGTAATCTCCACTCGCTGGCACTCGGAGATTTAGTCAATTTGAGAAATTTGGTGGTTTTGCAAGTTTCTCAAACACCCAAGTTAAGGTCACTACGATTACAAAGTATCTGTTCGCTTTGCTCAGACCATATGGTTCTAGGACTTTAGTAGAAGAACCCCATATATTGGGACTCGGAAGGCTTAGTGTCGTAAGAGAGGCGTAAACAATGTTGAGTAGCGAAGATAATGAGAAAATAATGATTATCATGACTAATATGCATCAGGCAATGGAGCAGATTGCTGAGTATTGGGTTCATGTGGCTGAGATGTCTGTTAGTCAGACAATGGAGAGTAGGCTTTTCCAAAGAGAGGGATTGTCTAGAGTGAAAATATGGAAAACTATCTCTGATAGTGCTATTCGTGTGGAGTGGAAGCCCAGAACCTTGTCAGAATCTCAAATGTATAGTATAGCACAGTCTAGAGCAAGTGCTTGCTCCCCAGAAGCCAAACTTCGCCTCATCCAAGAAATGTTCGATGGGTATGAACAGGCGGATATCGAGAAACTCAAGAAATCCATCGAAGCACAGAAGAAAAGGAGGGAGAGGTATAGTTAGACTCGACGATGACTGCTAGATAGTCACGGACACAGTTGGGCATAGGGAGAACGCCTCCCCCTATGTCCTTCTGTGGTTTTCGGGTCGCTTTTTTACCAAAGTCTTTAGCGACCATATGGTGTGAGAGACTTTAGTAAGACACGCCCTCAAATTGGGTTGTTTTCGTTATTTTACTGTTGGAGTGGGGCCACAACAACATACGGATGTGATGAAATGAATAAGAAGGAATGGAATGATTGGCTTATGTCAATTTGGGGAGTATTACTCTCCAAGTTGCCAGCAGAAGGCGAACCCAAGAATGCTCTACTAAGGAGTCTCACAGGATGGGACTTTGAGGTAGGGATGGAGATGAAGGATTTCAGAGATTTGGAGATTTTCAAGACTAAGGATGATAGGATTGACTTTCAGAATACTATGAATTTCTACAAGGTCAAACCCCCTCGCGGGGATTGGGCGAAGTTGTCCGAATCCCAGAAAACTAAGATTCTGGACTTCCGAAGTCATATGGAGAAGTCCGGGGTTGCGAAATATCTCGATGACCATTATCCGGGATTCTTCGATTTGGTTCTGAGAAGAAATGGGGATGGATTCGGAAAGGGGCAGTCGTGGATTGACTCAATCGAGACTTCCATCATTCGGAGATGGGTTTCCGAGAAGAAAAAGAAGTCGGAGGGCAAAAAGTAGGTTGGTGGTGGCCCCACACCACACCTACCCTCCGATTTCGGAGTTTGTTAATACTAAAGTCCTACAAACCATATGGTTTGAGATTCATCTCATAGAGACTTTGTATTCGTAGACACCTTATGTTGGGACGTTTGTTTGTTAGAGTTGTGTCACGAACTAAGACAGTATGGATGTGTAGCCCCAATCTAGAACACCCCGAACCAATTAAAGTGTATGGAGATATAATACGAAGAGTGGAAGTATTTGAAACTCGTCAGCAAGCACAAGATTATGTTGATGAGCAACAGGATAGTTATGTTTACTCAAAACTAGTTGAGGCCGGAAAATTGACCGGAACTCAAAGAGGCGATGGTCGGAGAATCATCGAGGAAATGAGAGAATTGGTAAAAATCCGCAGATGGAAAATCGTAGACTCCACCATTACTAAAAGATGGTGAAATAGTTGGGTCTGGGGGCTTCGGCCCCCGACCCTTCTTGAAGACTCGATTTACGAAAGTCTTTCGACCCATATGGTGTTAGAGACTTTTGTAAGAAACAGCCTCAAAATGGGACTTTAGTTTACTTTAATCATGCCAAGAAAATGTGCTAAGTGTGGTTCGGACATGACCCTAAGAGTGTCAACCAAGAATGGATGCTGTAAGATTGTGGTGATGAGATGATTCAGCATAGTTTCATTTGTTATTGTGGATTTGAAACTCCACCAACTGATGACATTCCCTTCAAGCCTATGCTTGAAGTGTTAAAGGAGCATCAAGTGGTTTGTGAGTTTAAGCCGGATTGGTCTGATGAGACTGTGGCTCAATTATTAGCAGGGAGAAAGATAGTTCCTGTCTCCAAACTAATCAGAAAAGGGAAGAAAACTGTTGATTGTTATTCTAATAATCTTCTGAGGCTTATGGAGGAAGAAGAATGAAAGATACTGAAATTCGATGGATGGGGAATATTGCATTGGAAGTTAAGGGAAGTGCCGCACATGAAGCAGAACTTTTGTTTAAAGGCATAATGGAACTCAATGATAAGATATTTGACATGATGGAAAAGAGAAAGCAATGTGTCGAACAACTAACTGAGATAATTAGTTTGGAGACAACGACTCTCGATAAGAATGCTTATCGGATTATGCGCTATTTGTCGAGAATAATGTATTTTGATACTGAAATCCCATTCCAACAAAAGCGACTTGATAGTCTGTTTCTTGAGATGAAGGAGGGAGAATAATGCCATTACTCAGTTATTGTGAACCCAATGGAAGAATAGATACTGACTATGTGCCTACAGTCAGAGTTATGGATAGTGCCGGAAAACAACTCTGGATTCCTGTTTGGCATGGAGTTGTGTTTCAATCCAATGGTGCGAATGTTGCCTATGTGAGAGAAGGTCGGGTTCATGTGTATAAGCCATATTGGAATATGTATTCTCAGTCTACTAACAAGTATCTATTGCAATTTTTGAGAGAATCATCAATTGATGATATCAGGAAGAAAGTCAAATCGGGGGAATATATCGAATTAGAGTGATACTATACGGAGAGGGGGTTCTTGGCACATTGCCCCCTCTCCAAACACTTTAATGAAGTCTCAATTTCTGGGCTTGTCATTACGAAAGTCTTGCAACCATATGGTATCAATGTAAAAATAATACATTGTTTGGATAGGCATTTGCCCTACTCAAAATAACAATGCAACCATATGGGCCGAAGGCCAAAAAAAATTTTTTTGATTTGTTTTTTTGAGTGTTTTATTTTGTTTGTTTTTTTAGATTATCTATAGGCCAACCGTTCAGTTCCAAATAAACAAACAAATTATTTAAACAAATAAATTAGTTTGGCCGCCCGTTAATCCTAACAATACAAATAAACAAACAAATATAATTAATCGCGCCCTCTAATCATTAAGAATACACATACACACCGTTCAAATAAACAATACAGAATAAAATACATTCTTTTTTTGATTGCGCCTTCTCACAAATAATATTGTGAAACCGTTCAAACAAATTAATTTGTTCATATTATATTTTTAAATTGGGAATACAAATATTTTGATTAAATTTTTTTCGCTAGTGGCAAAAAAATGACAGCCCATTTTTTGAAAAAAGCGAGTTTAATTAATTTTACCCTTGTTTTCCTAAACAAGAAAAAGATAAAGGGTTCTTCTCCTTACGACATGGCATGGCTAACCGATGGTTTGACCTTCTAAGGAGTTCTGGTAGTATAGGAACAGGGGGAGGAACCGGGGTTAGCGCACTATTCAACAATCAGACAGGTGGCACTACCCTAAAACCAAAAAAGAAAAGGAAAGAGAAGCCATTTCGGGGAGTATTAATTAGAAAGATGCCAGCAAAAGATAGACGATACAAGATAAAACCCGAAGATATCAAACTAATGAAGAAATTGAGGGATGATGGTTTATCCTATGCGGCTGTTGCTAGGATATTAACAGAAGAACACAATATACCCATTCATGGCTCAACCGTTGCATATTGGACAGACCCGGAATATCAAAGAAAGATGAGAGAGAAAAACGCAAAACGCCGGGTTATACCGGGTTCCGCAGAACACGCTCACAAGATTAAACGAGATATGGATAAGAGGAAGGAAAATTGGGAAGAAGACCCAGATATGAAAAGAAGGCATCTGATACAATCACGATTAAATGACAAAAGGCCACTAAAGGATGGTGTCACTCCACGGACTGTGCATACTATTGAGGGAAGACCCGTAGAGGAAGCAATCGAGGAATTAGAGAGTGGTAGGCTAAAGAGAAAGAATAGGAAGATTGATTGATATGTGGTTTTCAATTCTCAAGGATGAGAGATTCAAACAGAAGGTAAAGGAACAACAATATGAAAATGACTTTGATGAGCATCCTACTAAGGTAGGCCCAGATGCAGAAACCACGATGTATCAAAGAAAGGATAAATCTGGAGAATATCGAAGAACAGGAAAAGCACCTGTATGGGAAAAATTTGGTATTGCTCAAGGTTTAGCCGCAGAAACCTTCCGAAGAGAAGGATGGAAGAGAGTAAACACGCTTAAGGGTAAAGGATGGGTAATGGAAGTTCAAGCACCCGAAACAAATCAGGGAGACAAATATTCATCCCAATTGCTAATTCCCCTAAAGAAACAGAAATACAAGAAAAGAACTTCTGCTAAAACACAACCTAGAGAAAGGAGAGTAAGAGATATTCCACAAGGGCCAAGACAAGATGAGGACTATGAAAAATGGTGGAAGAAAATGAAACCACAAGAGAGGGCAAATTGGAGAGAGACTGTGGTAGATACTAATGTGCCTCAAAAAGTTGTGCCTACCGGAACTACTGAAGTAGAGAGCCTAAATGAGACTTATAGTTGGGATGAGAAAGATTGGATAGTTATGAGGCAAAGTGGATTTGTTATCTTGGATAAGGATTGGAAGGATATTTCCTTAGACACCGAACAACCACATTTGTGTATGCATCCAATTTTCATGCCACATGATGTTTATGGAAAAAGAGTAGACTTCCCAAATTGGGTGGATAACTATGATAAAGTTAGACTCACTAATATGAATCAAGACTACTTTGGCACACTTTGCATAGAAGTTGAATCTAAGTCAGCAACAGGAAAACCCATTGGAGATGCTTATGCGGCTTTAGCATTGGCAATAAAACCGCAGAATATTAATATGACCTTTAACGAACTTGGTCATATGACAGGATTTGAATTCAAGGAGTTTGCCCATGAACAGATTCGACATAAGGATAAATATGCTATTATGCCGTATGAAAATGCTTGGGATAGTCGTAAGCAGTTTCCAGAATATTATGATATGCTTGTTAAGGTGTCCTTAGTAGGACAAGGACATTTCAGAGATGAAGATTTCGTAAAGCCAGCAGAAGAGAGGGTTTGGCCCAAATTCCCAGAAAAGGGAATGTATCTAATTAATGGAAATTGGGAGGCTATGGATGGCGTGGGAGATGAAGAAGAATGAGTTGGGAAAGTATTTTGAAAAGGCGCAGTTATTGTCTTGAGGGAGTGGCAAGGGATTTGTTCAAATTAGATTTAAAATACTTTTATTATTGGCTTCAAAACGCGACTCCATACGATAAACAGATGGTGAGTGGAGAGTTAGATGAGAAACAACTCATGGAGATTGTTATGGACTCAATTGGAGAAATTGCAAGATATCGTGATAAAGGTAGAATAGATAACCAGCGATACATAGAACTCACGGAAGAGTATGAAAAGATAATAGATGACATAAAAAATTGTAAAGACGTAAAGAATTGGGATGATGGAAAATGAGTTGGGAAAACGTTCTGAAGATATCCCCAGAAGAATATGGGGCTGATGAAAAGGATGGTAAGAGGCCATTGACTGATTCTGAAATAAAAGAAATAACTTATACATTTCAGAGAAAATTAAAGGAACTTGAAAAGAAACATCATGGTCTTGTTGCTGAACATGAAGTAGAGGAATTATTGGAAAAGGTAGTTCAAGATTTTGTGGATAAACATGAAGAGGCGTTTCAACGTAAAGTAGAGAATTCAGATTCATGTGAGGAATGTGGGAAACTTCTACCAAAACCAAAACCCGGCATCCAGAGAAAGAACCCAAAGATTTCTAGAACTCACTATGCCGCTAGAAAATTGAATCTGTGTTTGGGTTGTCTTATCAGGAGACAGTCAAGAAGACGCTTGAAGACTAGGGAGGGTTGGAGATGAATTGGTTCGATATTCTCAAAACCACAGACCCATTTTTCGTGGCAATTGATGAGATGGTTTCCTATTGGGAGAACCTTCACGATTGGTATGAACACATTTGGAATCAGATTAAGCGTATGAAGAATGACCCTGTTTATGCCGGAGAGATGCAAACCTTAGTTGGTGCGTCAGAATTCACAGATAGCCAACAAGGGGCATTTCGTCAACAGGGTGAGAGTGTAGAAGACAAAAAAGGTGTGGCACAACACCATATAGACAAACTAACACAGATGCGTGATACTAATGCAATCCGTGATTTCTATTACTATCTCAAAACTCACCTTAGAAATTCTCAACAGTTGGAAGACACGAATAATATGATTTACAATGTGTTGAGAAATGAGAAACCTGCGGGAATGAGAGGATGGTTTTCAAGGTTGGATATACCAAAGCCTCCAGAAATGCCGACTTATGATTCTATTGAAAAACACACACAAAGACTAGAAGAGTTATTCTTAGTTTATGTCCCCGGTGAGAAACAGGGACATATGGGAAAATGGGTTCAGAGGAGATAACATGAGTTGGTTTAATCTTCTAAAAGATAAAAAATATCATGTGACTACAAGTGGAGCCGTTCCTAAAATAATGGAAGATGGAATTCAACCAAGAGGTAGTCCTAAATCTATATTGAGGGGAAATGCTTGGACTTTCACAAACTTAGATGATGCTAGAGAATATCAAAAAGAGAGTAAAAGAGATTTAGATGTTATTCTTGAGATAGAACCGGATGCTGATATTCATTTTGAGAGAGGGCCGGATGAATTAATTGGAACAGGTGGTAAGTCAGGAGTTCGTGGAAAACTACTAGAAACATCAGTTGCTAATATTCCTATTACGGGTAAGATGAAGGTGGTGGGATAATGAAGTGGTTTGATTTAGTTAAAGACAATGTAGACGATGCTATTGACGATTTGGAAGAAGTTGCAGAAGAGTATGATTTATCTGAGCATGAATGGGAATCTGTTGATGATGCCTCGGATTATCTCTTTGAGCATAAGGTCAAGAAATTCGTGCCAAATGACATAGGGTTTCCATTTGGGCAATACAGGAATAATAGGACTAAAAGCCTAGTCACGGTTGTTGGTGTGGATTTAGAAGAGAAAAATTTGATTTATAGATACAAAGAGTTTGGTTCAAATGAAATCAAAAGAATGTCAGAAAAGAATTTCAAGAGTGTTCATACTAGACTTGCAGATTGGAGACAAACCCTACAAAACCAACCTAAAGAATAAAGGGATAATGTATTATGCGCCACAATTAGGGGATAGGTCAAATGTCAAAAACAGTAAAGATTGGTAATTTTAAGGGCATTCTTGAAGTAGATGGAATTGACGAATTAAAAAAAAGATTTACAGAGTGGCGTGACAATTGTGAAGACCTCAAGGGAGAGGAAATAGGCGTTAGGAGAACCAAAGACAATCTCTATGGTATGATTAAGAAACACGGCGTTGCAAAGAGAATAGTGTTTGACAAGAAGGGTTCTAAGGAAAGCAAGAAAATGGCTAAGGCCGTAGGAGGCGCACATCTAATTCCTCTTGTGGAGCAATTGTTCACCCAAGAGAATTATGACCCTACTGCTACTGATGCAGTATTAGAGATAAAGAGACTAATGGATGACTACGGTAGGCCGGAGAGTCCGTTGAATCCTCGGAACATCACATTCAATGGAATAGACGAAGTTGATGATGAACCCATGAAGATGCGTGGTAAGGTAGTCAAGGATAAGAAGGGACTTCCTGTTCATAAGATAAAACATACACCTGTGTATGGACATTATAGAACTAAGAAGTATGTTCAGTATCGTAATGTCTACAAGGACAAAGACGAATTTGACGCTAAGGATGACAAATGGTATTCTCCTACAAAGGGAACTGCCGAGCCTCCCATGTGGCAATGTCTTTATGGAAAAGGGGAAGGTAAATTAGGATTCAAGGAGAGTCTAGATACTATTGTGGATGATATGATATTGGCCCTACAAGAAGGCGAATTGACAATTACCAAAGATACTCCACTACCAATAGAAGGTAGGGGTGCGGCGGAGAAGATATTCAATGAGATTCCAGAAGTTAGGGAATGGTTTGAGAGAGCAGTCAAGAACCCACAATACAGAACCAAGAGTGGGAAGTTTTCCTCAGATGCCGCCTCTAGGTTTTGGAGAAATACTCCACTAATTCTAGAGAATGATGATGAGTCTGATGCCATAAAAGAAATAATGGGTGTGGTTGCTACGAAATATCCAGCAGATATAACTGAGGTTCCTCTCAAGATTTCTAGAGGACAATGCAATCACCTTGCTAGATTAGCAGGTTTCAAAGAGGAACAAGTAGAGAAGATGGAGACAGATTGGAAGAGGTTGATGTTAGCATGAGTTGTTGTGGTGCGGGAATAAGTTTAGATAATGAAAATGTAGGTGCGCCAACAGGTTGTCCCTACTGCTATCGGAATTGGAGTGATGAAGAATGAGTTGGAGAGACATAGTAAAAATAGCCTCTAGCCGGGATGAAGACCAATTTAATGAAGTGTGGAATGATGAGGAAGACAAAAAGAAATTTCTTGTCTATCTATCAGGACAAGAGAGAACGAATAGTCTTCATGGTAAGTGGGTATATCTGTTTTCGGCTGATACTAGACAAGAAGCATATAACGACTTAAAACAAAGAATGCATGATGGTGGAAACCCTCATCCGTGGACTGTTGAAGGAAGTCTATATGAAGGTCATGCAGTTGTTTATGATGATAGCAATCCTTTCCGGTCTTTAATGCTCATGGCTCCTTCTTATTGGTATTATATTGCTGATGGCCCAGATGATTTACCACCTTCTGAACCTGAAACAATAAGAGTTGATTGGACTTCTTCCGAGAGAGTATTGGATAGATTGGCAGGTGCAGATTATGACGAAACTAGAGAAGAAAGACAAACATGGGATGAGGATGAACAATGAGTTGGAGAGACATAGTGAAAGAGGATGAACCTAAGACGTTCCGAGGAACAGAAGAACAAGGATTGACCATTACAGAAGAACAAAAGCAATTCTTAGTAGACAGAATAGTAGAAGCAATAGATAAAGAAATAAAAATATTATCTGATACTAAACAGGTCACTATGGAAGATGCTAAAGAAATTCAAGAAAGAGTTCAAAGAAGGATAATAGCAGAATTTAGAGAAAGTGAAAACACATGATAACGAGAAAGAGATGCAAGTTTTGCAATCACGATGAGCGAGAGCAAATGGAAGAATCCCTACATAAAAACGAAGTCTCACATGATGACTTGGACAAAAGCATGGGTTGGCCTAGTGGAACGACTTCCAAGCATTTCCGAAATCACATGGGAGAGTATGTTGATTCCTCTAATCCCCGTTGCGTTATTTGCACAAGCCCCGGTAGGAGAGATATAGAGATAGCATTGCATAATGGGGATATGTCTGCTACTGAGGTTGCTGAGATGGAGGGTTGTTCTGAACAACAAGTGATGCGTCATATGAGAAGTCATCTCCAACCATTGGTTCAGCAGTCTGCCGCTAACATAGTGGCACAACAGGAAATGAATGAGATAGATATAATCACGAATAACGTAGTTAGGTTGGATGCCAAGTTAGACTTATTGTTGAATGATGATGATGTTAGTCCGAAGGCCATAGATTCCCTAACCAAACTTGCTAAGGAGGTTCGTGAGAGTTTGAAGTATGCTCTAGAGTTCAAGGGCAAATTGGTTCACAAGAGACAAGATACGGTTATCGTTCACCAGATGCAAGTAATCAAGGAGGTTCTAGCACAGAACCATCCCGATGTCTGGTTAGATGTGAGAAAGCAAATGGAGGAAAAGATGCAATGAGTTGGTGGAACGTAATTAAGGATGACAGGAAACAGGACTTGAAAGAATGGTTCGATAGGCAATCTAAAAGTAAGCAAGATGAACTCTATGCTATCTCATATGGCAGAGCCGCAGTAATTAACGATATGAAGGCTATTGATGTTGCGTGGCTAGATGAATTTCACCCACAATGGAGAGAGAAAAACAAGAAAACTATGAAGGAACGTGGTTCCAAAGTATATCAAAAGAATACACCTAGAATTAAGAATTTAGATGAAGATAGATGGATGGATGAAAGAAACCCAATGGATAAAAGAATACTAAGAAAACTAGACGATTTGTTTGTCTATTGGGGAGTAGGAGAGAAGTTCTCTATTGACTATAATAATGCTAAGAAAATGGCAGACGCATTCCCCCAAGTAGATGTCACCGGAAAACCTGATGACTTTGAGATGATGTGGAATGGAAAGACATTGGGTAGCATGAAAGAACTTGATGCAGGTAGGGATGAAGAGTTCAGTTCGGAAGGAGAGTATCTTGGAAAATCTAAGTTATTCGCATTAGATACTAAGTTATTCGCCTTGCCTTATTTCGGATATAGGCCGGAGACAGGAGTAGAAGACTATGCGCCCGTAGAAAGTCGAAGTGTCATTAGAGATAATAGAAAGGAAACAGGCTTTAGAGGTTGATGCAATGAGTTGGCAGAAAATCCTCAAGGCTGATACTGAACCGAAATGGTCAGAAGAGAAAAAGAATCAGATGAGAGAACAACTCAAAGATGATGGAACTCCAGACGAATATATTGAACAATACATCTACGAAGGGCCAACCAAAACGCTTGAAGATGATTTAGGTAAGGAATACATAGGTGAATGGTGGAAAGAATACCAAATGTATGTGGAGGTAGTAGGTGAAGAAGAATCTAGAGATACTTTTCTATCTATTCTAAGTGAAGTTGACCCAGAAGTAGAGGCGAGAGGTGAATCAATGTCAACTGAGGAACTAAGTCGAAGGTTTGGAGACAAGGCTAGTTGGCAGGGCATGACAGAAATACCTCCAGAAGCAATGGAATCTGCTGAAGCATTGGAAGAACACTTCAGACGAGAATCAAAAAAACAGGAGGAATTTGAATGAGTTGGAAGAATCTATTGAAGACACAGGAGAAACTACCCAAAGAAATCCTAGAGGCTTATGCTAAACATACTGAAATGTCTGATAAGATAAAAGAAGGGATGGAAAAGGATAGACAAGATGAGCCTCAGAAACCTATTCCCAAGAAAGAAAGCCAAGCGAATACTCCGTGGGGCGTTAATGAAAAAAGAAAAAAGATTCATCGGGCTAAACAAGAAAAGGCCAAAAGACAAAAACAAACAGACAGAACTTCTCAATTAGATTTGAGTGGGAATGTAATCAAAGCAAAAGCCTCACATCCAGAAGGGTTTCAATTAGACACATGGAACAATCTGAAACTGAATTACCTTAGTTTTAGCAATGAGAACGAGATGAAAGAAATCATAGATGAGATTAACAAAGAAGGTAATTTTTCAGAAGTGACTCGTTTGTTATCTAGACTACTTAGATTGGATGACGGCATACAGGAGACTGTATTGTTCAGTAGCAAATTACCACTAAGTCTGATGAAGGAGAGAGGCAAGGCATTACAGGAAGCATTGTCCACAGTTAGTCAACAAGAGATTGAGGAATTAGTAAATGCTTTCTTGGCAGGTAATCATGAAAGTCTGATGGATTATGTAGGAAGAGAAGGAATTCCTAAACAAACAATAAGTGATAGACAGAAGAAGGTTCGCACTTGGGTTCAAAATGCAGAAGGCGTGAGAGAAAAAGTAGAAGCCGAGTTAGAGAAGAACCCAGATTTGAAGCAGACTGCTATCGGTAAGACATTTGGTTTGTTTGAGGAATATGGGGAAGAAGCAAGCCTCACTACTAGTTGGGAGAACATCAAGGATGAGATAGCCGCAGAATACCTACGTTTTGTCATTACTTCTAGTAATATAAAAAGAGCAGAAAGACCAAAATTACTACCTAAAGATAAGAATGGTCAACCTTTCAAATGGCTTATTCAAGGAGGTAGGACTAGAGAGATACCTGCAATTACATACATCCTAAAGAATGAGCAGTTTGACATGGGAGATACTGCTTTCCAAACTTCTTCTTCTGATGCCATAAATAGGAACAAGGCAATAGCGCATCTCAAGAGAAACTACACTACTAAGACTTGGAAGAAGAATAACAAGGATAAGGTGACTACCGACCCATTGCAGTTAGAATTCGATAGGCTTGTTGAGACACAACAAACAGGTAAGACAGTTGGAGAAGGTAGGTCAGATACTAGAGGCGCACGACAAGCGACTAAATTGATTACTAATCCAAAAACAGGTAAGCCCGATAAGGTGTCAGTTCCGGTTGAGGGTAGAGCGAGAAACCTAAATAAATTTTTTACAATGCTCGCTAAACCTAGTAAGGCACAGGGACAGAAAGGCTATCCCAAACTTTGGGAAGAGTTAGTTGCTAGTATGGGAACCAATCCAAGATATGCCATATCAACTGAGACTTGGGAAAACTTGAATGAGTATCTAGAGTTGAAGGATTTGCCTTCTGAGACAGAAGAAGAGATTGAAGAGAAAGAGGATGCTCTTGAAGAACAAGAGGATGTTATAGAGCAACTACTTCCTATTGGTTCCTTTACTGAAATAGATGAGTTGACAGGTGAATTCGATGCAACAGGAAAAATCGAAACACCGGGCTATCTAGATGATAATGAGGTTGCAGAAGCAATCAAGAGAATGACCCCTTCTGCTGATGCCCTTACTGTAAAGCCATCTACTTTGGAGGATGTTGAGACTCTAAAGAAACTGTTTGTAGGGTCGGGGTCTGCTAGGAACATACTCAGTATGAGATTCCCAGACAGACAATCTAGGCAGACTATGAAGATGAGGGATGAGAATGGTAGGATGTATGGTATGCTTACTGATGGTAAGTTGGATGGAAATCTTGAGAAGCCCGAAGATGTTATCGAGGTATTGAAAATATTTGAGAAGCATTTCGACCATGAGAAGGGGCCGGAAGGAAATCTGAGAGATGTCTACATGGATTTGAAATCTAGTTTAACTCCTTCAAAGGATGATGACAAGCATGAAGAGGAATGGAAGAACGCAATAGAGAAACTATATGCCGTGTTAGAAAGCGAACAGTATGGAAATCTTAGAAAGGCATTCTTGGATGCCATCAAAAAGGAAATATTTGAAGAGTCTAAGGCAGTCGAATCTCCAGCAAAGGATTGGATAATGGATAAGATTGGGTGATATTATGGAAATAGATACAAGCACACTACTATCCGATACTTCTTGGATTCCCGCATATGTGGAAGAGGGTAAGAAGGGACTACGACAGTATGTTATATCTAAATTACCAGAAGATATACCTGCAAGAAATAAGAGAGGTGCGGCGAGAGCAGTAATTAGAAACAGTTTGGCTTCGCTTTACAATAGTGAGCAATTTCAACAAGAAGTTGTAGATGTTATTCTTGAAAAATTTACACACAAGGGAGATTTTGGTGCTAATAGGGGTGAAGTATTCTGGTATGTCACAGAAGATGAAGGTGAATCATTTGTTGGGCCATCTGGAGATATTTTAGGCCCATCTCGCACAGAAGGAGGAGCCGCACAATATGATAGTGATAAATTGAAAGGATTTCTCATGAAGAAAACTCAAATGTTTGCTGAAAAGGGACAAGATTCGCAAAAAAATAAAATTGTGTTAATGTTGATTAGAAAAATGAGTGCATTGGAGAAAGAAAATGACCCAAAATTCACAAGAACTCATACTAGCACTAGAAATCTACAAGAAAGTAAGAAAGTAGATAGAAAAGAGGAAAATATCAAGAAAAAAATAAATTTGGTTCTCTCAAAACATAAATTTCATGGTGAAATTGTAGATAATATTGACGATTTACCTAAAAATGTCAAAAAAGAGGATATTAGACAAGATGCATTTGTCAATGAAAAGGAAATGGCAGATTTTCTAAAGACAATTGACAGATATCAAGAATTTTTTGGAAATCATCCTGTGTTAAGACAATTAAGACTAGCAATTTTGGATTTTATGGAACCCAAACAAGGTATAGTTATCATTGATACTAATATAGATGAAATCATTGCTTCCTTAGATTTGAAAGACTCTTCAAGACGAGAGAGAATATACCAATATTGGGAAAAAGTGAAAGACAGGGAAAAGGAAGTAAAAGAAGCCATCATTGATTTCCAAAAAAGCGTTGAAGAAATTGAAGGCACAGATATTGATGAAGAGTTAGTAAAATTAAACGCTAAATATGCTAAAGTAGCAGAAAGATTACTAAAACAAAAGAAAGGTAAGGATGCTTTTAGTTATCTAGTTTCTTTTGATACTAATGATGATGATTATCGTAATGCTATGGCAATTGGTAGGGTTGCTGATGAAAATATGGCAGGTCTACAGATTCTCGCAGATTTCAATCGAGAGAGAGCCATGCGTGATGCGATTGCTACTAGAGAGGACTTTAGGGGAATGAGTGATGAGCAATTAGATATGGCTTTTGAAAGAAGCAAGATAATGGAGTCAAAATTATCTCCGGGGACACCTACTTTTGACAAAGAAGGAAAACAAACAGGACATACTAGAGCCACAGAATTGAGTAATGTTCCTACTGATGGAGAATTGGAAGACATAAGCGAAGGAATAACTACGTTCTTAGAATCTGTTCCAGACCCACTATTCTACTATGTGTATATGCGTGGCGGCAAGAAAAGTATCTTGAATAAGATGGGCCTATTCTCTAAGGAGATGAAGAGGATTAGAAATCACGTTCATTATCTAGCAAGAGGAAATATTGTCCCTAGAGTTGTAGACATAGAAGGCTCTAAGGGATATCGGGACTTAGAGAGATATCTAGATAGATTAGAGAAGGAAGCAATAGAACCATTTGAGAATAGAGTCTTCCATCTTCCACTTACTCCTAATCTAATAGACCAATTAAACCAGCCAACCCAACTTAAAGTGGATGAAGAAAAATCTTCCGACTCTACCAATACAAAGAGTTTGAAAGATGTAGTCAAATACAATGACAACAATAAACTGATAGGGACATTGATACAAATCCTAGCACAGTATGAAAATCATGGAGATAGACTACTACGAAATGCACCGCCTGTTTTAACAAGGCCAAAACCCGGATTAAAAAATAACTTGGTTATGGCACATGGAACACAAACTACAGGTAGAGATACAGGTGAAAATATACTTCCAAAAACTAGGAAAAAGATACACAAGGAATTTAATAAGAACTACAATGCATTAGTTAGAGCCGTAATAAATTATTACTTGTTCCCCAATTATAGTAGATACGCTCCATTCAGGGATGGTGGCCCAGAATTCATGGGAGGCCCATATGTTAGAGATTTAATGACATTGGAAGGAAAGGGAGAGGGTTCTGAGGGACTACGAATAGTGTTGAACTTAGAGAACACATACAGTTATGGTATCATTGATGATGACACAATTAAGAAGATGACTGATATTCTAAGACAAATATCTTCCCCACGTTCTAGGAAGAACACTAAAAATTTGGCTAATCAATTTGAATCTCTATCAGACGTTATTGTATCGGAATTGATAGAGGCTACCGATATGGATAATGATGCAGACTTGGAAGGATATGATTTGGAAGAAGATGTTCATACTGAGTTAGGTGCAAATCTAGATAGAATCCTACAAAAAAATCAGATTACGGAACAAGTTGAATTTGCAGGTCAACCTAGTTCCTATTGGAACGATAAGTTTGTTCAGAATGAAAATGATGGTGGAAGAATATATCCTTTAGAGGCAATCATAAGTCATCTAGATAGAATGGCTGAGATGTATGAAGATGAGAGTCCTACGCAATTTAGAGGTGGTAGGCTAATTATGAATGCCGCTAAGGAATTCATGCAGGTATTTGAGAAACTTCATGAAACCATTGTGAAGGCAGAAGAGAGTAAAGTCTTGGATGCACACGATATGATAAGAAAGATGCAAGGTAAGCCTGTGTATAATTGTGCAGGTAAGTTAGATGATTTCAATGATGTTGATGAGGTTCTAGGAATGCTGAAGGAGGATTACAATACTGAATTAACTCCCTTTGAATTAGAAACAATTGTGTTGGATTTCGATTCACATTCTAATTTGAGCAAGAAACATGGAGTGTCAACCGAAGTAATCTACTTTACCAAGAGTATGTTTAGGTGATATCTTGAATTGGTTTTCCATATTAAAAAAAACAAGGATTGATTATCCTACTACTGTTTTTAGCGAAGAAGAGATAGTCAAATATTGGAATGAAAGTAATCCAGATAATGAAAGACCAGCAAGACTAACTAACCCTAGAGTAAATCCCTATTCAAACGATGGGTTATATCTAACTGCTTGGCACAAGAATAGGATAGTCGGTTATAGTGGTTGGCAAACACATTTTGGCGAGGATAAGGAATTTTTCGTATTAGCAGGGGCAAGAGTTCATCCAGATTATCGAAGGGGTGGGAAGATGGGAGAAGAGGGAATAGGCAGTAGGCTACAAGATGATAAAATGGAAAAGTTGGGTTCAAAACCCGGAATAGGATTACTCAATAATGAAACACTACCAGAAGGGACTTGGCAAGAATCCATGCAAAGAAGATATTGGTCTGTTCTTCCTCAAAACATAGAGAGATTCACTAAGTATATCCCAGAAGAAGTTCTGAAAACACACCAAAGATTAGCAAAAGAAAAGAACTCTACAGTAATCATATACATTCCAGATAGGAACGTGAACTAATGGTCGAGTTAGAAGGCGTGGATTTCATGTCCGAGATGGACATGGAGATATCCAAAACCTCTTTTCCATACTTCTTCCAGAATGTCCTCGGAATGATGTTTCCAAAGTATATGCAAGAATGGCTAGAATCCATGCATAAGACAGATAGGACTGTCATCATCTGTAGTCGTGACCACGGTAAATCCGTATTCATGCATTCATGGGTAGTTTGGAATCTCATCTTTCAAGAGCCACCATATCAGATGCTATACATCTCATCTAACCAAAAGCAGACACTTGTTCACATGAGGGAGATTGACAGATACTTCAACCATCCAGCATTGAAACAATTCAGACCCTCAAGGGGATGGGCCATTGGGAACATTCAACTAACCAACGGTAATGCGATTCTAGAGCGTTCCGTTGGTTCACAGATTCGTGGGTTGCACCCGCAAGAAATCATCATTGACGACCCTTTGAAGGAGTTTAGCCTAGCGGCTATTCAGCGAGTGACTGATTGGTTCTTCGGTGACATGATACCCACTCTTCACCATACTTCCAATCTTAGGATGATTGGAACTCCTTTCACATATACGGACATATTTGCTCAGTTAGAGGAAAATCCCGCATACAATGTAAAGAGATATCCGTGTCTTAATTCATTGAATGAACCATTGTGGCCTGAACGTTGGGACTATGATGCACTCATGCAAAGGAAGGCTGAGATTGGCTCATTGAAATTTACGAGAGAGTATTTGTGCGTTCCAATATCAACAGGGACTGCATTATTCAATCCAGAATTTGTCAATAACTGCAAGGACAAAGATGTTATTCTGAAACTAGGAAATCGCAAGGATAAGGGCTACAAGTATTATGTTGGTGTTGACCCTGCTATCTCTACTGATGGTGATTACAATGTCATTACAGTATTGGAAGTAGATGAAGAGAAGAACAAACGTATAGTCCATATAGATAGGGCGAAGAACGTAGAGTTTAGGGAGAACATAGAGAAGATAAGGGTCATAGGTAAGATATTCCAACCCGAAGTAGTCTTGTATGAGACTAACACTTTCGCTAAGGCATTCACTCAAGAGTTGAGAAACATATCTGATTTGAATGTGCAAGACTTCAACACTACTAGGAAGAAGAAGCAAGAGGTTATTTTGAACCTCCAGATGAATATCGAAAATGGAAAAATGCGTTTTCCATATGGTGATGAGACAAGTAGGAGAGTCACCAATCTATTGATTGAGGAATTGTCAATGTTTTCTATAACTCATTCTGGTAAGTTTGAGGGCGTTGGCGCACATGACGATTTGGTGATGAGTTTGGCTTTAGCGAATGCCGCAACTCATGTTATGGGACAGACTTTCCTTCTCCTTGATGACATGGGAATATTTGATGAGGTAGCCCCCACTCGGCTTACTGAGCCTAACGCAGTTTATGGTTTGAATATGTGATAATATGGCAAAGGAAAAAATCAATTCTGAACAGGCTAGAACCTTGTCGGAAACGTATGCTGATGCGGCAGAAGAGATAGAAGCAGTAGAAGAGAACGTGGATAGAGAGAAGTCTAAGATTGAAGAATTAGGTAGAATAGCCATGATGGATTGGCTAGATGACCAACCTATTTCCAGCCATTTTGACATTGAGAAAAAGTATGCTACCACTTACAATATGTCTTTGACTGATTCAAGAAACAAATTAGTCAACCAAGTGAAGAAATACGAAATTGACGGAAAGGACATTCCAACTCTCATAAAGGAACTACGAATCTATCGTAGGACATTGAAGGGAGAAACTAAGGTAAATTTCACAAACTCCATTGAGGATTTGATAAAGGCGTATAGTGACCATTTGGACAAATCCATAGATAATATCTATTGGCTTAGAAAATACAAACCACTAGTCAAGGACATGACTTGTTCTGAATCCCATTTGTTAAATCTCTCCAAGATAGATGATGAAGATACTAGAAGAGAAGTGATTGATGTTCTGTGTAAGTATTGGGAGGCTAAATTAGATTTGAGGGGAAGAGGGTTCTCCCCAGAATATTCACAACTCACCAAAGAAATGACAGGGGCCAAGAAGGAATTCAAGAAGATAATAAAAACCCATAAGGGATATCTGAAAAATTGGTCAGAAAAGGATGAGATAAAGAAGCATATTTTGTATCATGTATGTGAAGAACCCGGAGTGTCCGTTAGGCAAATACAAGAAAGGCTCCCTAAGAATCTAGCCAAGAGGACTACTAGCAGTATGATTTCCAAAATGGCAAAAACACAAAATGTCACTAATGTAAATGGTTCGCTATACAAGTTTAGTGATGAATTGAAGAAGGATATCTATTCCTATACTGCCGCCTTCATAGACTCAGATGGATATATCACTATGGATAAGAACCACAATCCAAGAGTAGGTCTAGTAGCAACAGGAGATAGAGGAAAGGCATTCATGATGGAGATGCATAAGTCTCTAGGTTGTGGTAGACTACATCTTGACCAGAAATCTCCACAAGGAACTAGACCCGTCAATAGATTGAATTTCTATTCTATGGATGATTGCAAAGAGATACTTACAAAGTGTCTTCCACACTTCAAGATGAAGAAGGCTAATGCTGAAATTATTCTTGAATTGATTAGGATGAAAAAATCCCATAAGAAAGCAGATTGGTATAATACTAGAAAGGAAGAATTATTCCAACTGATGAAATATGAGAATCACAAAGACCATGTAGGGTATGACTTTACGCAATACAACATAGACATTGACTCCGTTGCCAAATTGCATGGGAATTCTAAGATGGAGGAAATGGATAGAATCGAAGGAGTGTTAGCATAATGGCAAGAAGAAGATTTAGCGTGACGAATTTATTTAGGAGAACGACTCCTAAACCAGCAGACAGAACCATATTCAATCCGGGTATTCAAGAGCATAAATCAACCAACATGATTACTGCTCCTATAATTTATCACGTTGCTAGTCAATCGGTTATAGTTAGGACTTGCACGACCCAACTGAAAAACGAGATATTCAGAAGAGGCTATGTGTGGGAAGAGAAGTTTGCCGCAAAATGTAGTGATTGTGGTAAGGAACATAAGGAAGTCGTTCAAGAGTGTTCTGAATGTGGCTCAACTGATTTAGAGAAACCAGATAAAACTCAGTTGGAATACGCAAAGAAATTCCTAAGTAGATATGTCAACAAGTCTGAGCAATTATTCATTGATGTTCTCAAAGAATTAGAGGATGATTTGAATATCATGGATGATGCTTATCTTGTGATGGTCAAAGAATACTATATGGATAGTGACAGTAATATCAAGATGCATAGGATAAAGGAAGTCTATCGAGCAGACCCTGTGGGGATGAGCATATATTCTGATGAGTTAGGACAAAAGGGAATAGATGGTTATACTTGTTTGAAACATCGAGACTTCCTATCTAAAGAGGTGTCAGATAAATGTGAGATATGTAATGGTGACTTGCATCCTGTTCATTATGTAAATAAGATAAAGGGAGAAGAACAGTATTTCGTAGAGGGAGAGGTGCTTCATTTCAGTAAGTATGCACCCTCTAGACTCTATGGGCTTTCTCCCATAATTACCCTTTGGAATAACATCACGACATTATTGGCTATGGAAAACTATGTCAATTCTTCATACACTAAAGCGAGAATGCCAAGAGGACTATTGGCAGTTCAGACTAGAAACATAGAATCAATGAAATCCTTTTGGCGTGGGGTCAAGGAGAAGATGGAACAAGACCCACACTTCATTCCTGTTATGGGAATCGAAGCAGAAAATGGAAAGGGTTCCATCGAATGGGTTAATTTCATGGATAGCCTAAAAGAGATGGAATACATACAGGTCAAGGATGATTTGCGTGATAGGATATCAGCCTTCTATGGTGTTAGTAAGATATTCCAGAATGATGCTTCTGCTGGAGGTGGAATGAATAACGAGGGCTTGCAGATTCTTGTCACTAATAGAGCAGTCGAGATGGCACAAACTGTTTGGAATAACTATGTATTTCCATTTGTAGTAGAAGAGTTTGGGATTACAGATTGGAAATTAAAACTACCACCTTCAGAAGAAGAAGATGAAATTGCAGGGTTGAGGAAAAGGGAGATTGAGGTTTCCATAGCGGGACAAATAAAAAATCTAGGCTTTGAGGTAGAGATGGATGACAAAGGCAGATTCATCTATACTAAACCGGAACCCGTTGAGGGAGATGAACAAGGAAAGAATCAATCTGGTGGAGGTGGAGAAATTGAACGTGACCCATACGCAGGGACAGACATAGACCAACAACATCTAGGTCAAATGATGGCAGAAGGAAATAAGCCTACTTTGGAAGAAGCCGGACAACCTGCAAAAGTAAAAGGAGAAGGAAAACCACAGGAAAATCCAAACCCCACAAAGAATAAAGCATCATTAAGTGTAGGGCCGGACAAGAGGTTTAGTGGATTACCTACAGATGCTGGCAATCAGAATGTGGATAAGAGAACCGAGAGGCGAACAAGATGACATGGGAAGACATTCTGAAGTATAGAAAAATACAGATGCAAGCAAAAACGAAGATAGAGAATATCAAATGGGATAGTGATAGAGAGGATTTACCGGATAGCCAAATGGTAGAAAGTAAATATCTAAAGGATAAACAAAAGGTGTTAGATTTTCTGAGTAAAAAATACGGCGCAAAAGCATTGGATTATGATAAATATGAGTTCTTCTGAATTAATGGAAACCGTAAAGAAATGGAAGGAAGAGATTGATAAATTAAATGCAGAGACAGATAAAAGAATAGAAGAGTTTCAAAAGATGAGTAGACAAAGTAGGAGTGAGAAAGATGAGTGAAGAAAAAAGTGTAAGACAACTAGAGAGAGAATTGAAAGCCGCAAGAGTAAGAGAATTAGCAGACCACCAATCAAAGATTACCGTGAATAGGGACTTTGCTCCCATTGGTGTTGATAGAGATAATGTGCGTAAAGACACACAGACTTCTACTTCAACTCCCGATGCCATTAGACTACCTCCAAAAAGGCAATCTAAGAAACCTAATCAACCATACTATTGAGTGAGATACATGGATTCGGATTTCATACAGATTTTGAAAATAGAATCAGATGAATTCGTAATAGATGAAGAAGAGACTATTCTGTTGAAAGTTGATTATTGGAAAGATATGGTGAGTCAAAGTAAGAAGAAAGACTATGAAAATAAAATAAAAGAACAATTGTTTGGTGACAAATCAGAAGTGGAAATAAAAATTGGGGATGATAAACTAAAATATACTCCAGATGAATATTTTAGCCTAGCAAGAGAAGCAGAATCAAAGTATGATAAAGCATACCCACATTTTCAAGAAGATATAGGAAACCCTGTTCCCGCCGGAATACCTGCCCCTACTTTACGAGAAGAGAAAGATGAAGATGGCAAAAAAATCTTGATTAGAGAATACATGACGGAAAAAGAATTTAGAGAGTTTCACAGATTAAAGGCTAAAGAACCAAAAAAGAAACCAAAATATGAGAAATTAACAAAACCAAAAGGTGGAAAAGATGACGAATTTTTCATGAATGTGACTCCAACTAAAGAAACCAGATTTACAGAAGAAACAGAATTGACTGCTAATTGGAGTTTTAAAGGTGTTTCTCTAGAAAAACTAGAAGCAGAATTAGAGGCTAATGAATACAAGAATTTGACTGATGATGCAGTAAGTGAAAAGGTCGCAAAACTAACTAGCAACATCAATAAGAAACAAGAACAAATAAGAAACAAGGGTCGAGGTAGTGAAAAGACCTATACTAAAGCCGCTTGGAAAGAATATCAAAAACTAATTACAGAAGTCAAGGAACTAGAGAAGAAAAACAATAGTCTACCTAGTATGCCAACAATGGATGACGCTAAGAAAATTAGAAGTAAGAGCAAATTAAAAGACTTAAAACTAAAAGAAAACGCTACAGATTCTGATAAATTAAAAGCATTGAAGAAAATATACAAGGAACAATTACAAGAAGCCATGAAGAGTAGAAGGGCAATTACAGATAAGAAAGAGGAAATTGCTGAGTTTAATAAAAAATTTAGAGTGGGTTCCACCCATGCCCAAAATAGACTCAAGAGTTGGATAGAACAAAGAGATTCGTTATTGAAATTAATTTCTTTGAGGTCACAAATAGCCTATGTGAAATTTCAAAACACTACTGATGAATTGACAGAAGAAGAACCTGAAGCAAAGGATTTCAAGGATGTTCCAGATTCATTATACGTCTTTGTTTCTACGGCTCTATCCGATGATGATTTCAAACAACTAGTAAGCCTATTAGAAAAATTAAATGTATTGCATCAAGAGTCTCAAGGAGAGAAAGCAAAATATGTAGAAGACATGAAGGAAGAAGTGTCTTACAGGGGTGGTGAAAGTGAAGACCATAAAGATAGTTTCAATGACTTCTTACTTCAAAGACTAGAGAAATTCTTCAAACCCATTAAAGTAAATAATAATGCAGTTAGAGATGACATGAAAAGAAATATAGAAAGGCATTTAGAAGAAATAATCAGACATGACCCAGAAAATACTGCTATCATCGTAAGTGAAGATGTTATTGAATCCGTGAATGCAGACGTAAATGAAAAAATAAAAAGAGATGAGGATGCTAGAGAAAACCTCAAACAGAGTTCAAATTTACTAGATAATGTCTTTAGGAATGTCAAAGAATTTTATAATAAATTTGATTATGATGTTTCTCAACCTAGAAGCCAATCATCAGAAGATGCATTGTTGTTTAGAATAATAAGCCAAGAAGTAGCGGGTATGGATTCACAAGAAACTTTTGACTCGTTAGAAGAAAGAAATTTCTTTTCAGATAAGAACTTATACAAACTTGCCAAGATAATATCTATCTTAGATGAAGGACGTTCAGAAAAACAATTACAAAAAGCATTAAAAATTAGCAAGCGTAATCAAATTACAAACCATCGAAAGGTGGTCAAAGTTCTAAATAACGAATATGGCGGTGAGGTAGGACACAGAATATTTTTGAAGATTCTACGAGAACATGGTATAGATTTACCGTCTGTAAAAGATATCAAAGATGCCACTAGAAAGATAGTTTCTAGGTCTAAGAATATACGAGGATTAGAACAAGAATTAATGGACATAAATAAAATATTTGCATCTCCATCAATGTCAGATGATATTTCTTTCTTGATGAATCCAGAATATGTTCAACAAATGTTGGATTTAGCAGAAAGAAGTTATTTCAATGCAATTGATGAAATTGACGATGATACTAATCCCGATTTAACAATGCCTATGAAACTAGAACGCAAGAAACAAATTAGAGATACTTTTGGTAGATTAGCCTATGTTGGACAATATTTGAATGCCATTAGTAGAGGCACAAACTTCTTATCCTCGGTAAATAACCAAATAATAGTATCAAATAGGGTGTTGGAGAATATGGGTATGACTTATCCTCAATTAAAATCTGAATATGGTGACACCTTGAGTAAGGAAGTTAAGCAAAAAATAAGAAAAATAGTGGCAGGGAATGCAAAAGACCCAGAAGGCCAAGACCTAACATTCTCAAGACCTCAATCAGAACCGACAGAAAAACCCGAACCTAAGAGACAACCACTAGATAGGACAAAGCCAACAGAAGAAGAAGTTGAGAGAATAAGAGCAAAATGGAGAGGTGAACAAGAATGACTTGGGAAGAGATTGTTAAATGGTCATCTACGCAGATGAGACAATGTGGTGCAACCTCATGTGATTATCATAAGCATCATGGGCATAACAATTGTAGTCTCCCAATTATCGAAATAGATAGACAAGGTAAATGTGCTAGATTCAAACCCAAGAGACTACCAAAGGAATCGGGTTCTGCAATAAGGGAGGGTAGAGAATGAGTTGGCAGGGAATTCTAAAGTCTAAGCCTCTATTAGAGAAGGTGGATAGCAAGCAGAAAAAGAAATTGAAGAAACTGTTGCAATCCTCACAACCTACTGAGTTCTTTGGGCAAGACATGACTAAATTAAGTGGGGTAATTGAGGGTCTTATGGACTTAGATTTGGTTCAGAAAGATGAAGCCTTCAAGAAGAAGATGAAAAAATACGAGGAAAAGAATTTAGATATCCTATCGTCTGCCGCAGAATTGAGGAAGGACTACGAGACTCTATATGGGCAGTTGAGGCAAGAGATTCTACCAAAGAAGAAAGGTAAAGTGGGGAAAAAGAAATGATTTGGCAAACTATACTAAAATCAGAAGATGCGCTAAAAGAATGGATGGAAGAGTGGCAACTAGCCAAACAAAAGTTAGATGAGGAATTCATTGAAAAATATGAAGCGATTAGGGAGAGTCTAAAGAGAGAAGCACCAAAGGCACATCAATCTTCCAAGAATCTAAGAAGGAAACATCCCCATACAGGTAGAAAGAGACAACCTGTTGAAATATCTAATAAAGAAAGAGCAAGAGCAGAATTAGAGGTAGATGAAGATGAGTGAAGAAAATAAAGATGAAATGGTTTTACTATTGAAAACATTAGTAGACAAAGTGAAAAATTTAGAAAGAGCAGTTTATGATAAGGATAATCTACTCATGAAGAGTGGGTATGTCATGGTTAATAGCCCAACTCCACATACTGCACATGAAAGTGGTATTAATGGAGATACCATTGCTAAGATGGAATGGGATGATATTCATAAGATGGCTGAAAATCTAGGATGATTGAAATGAGTTGGATGGCTGTTCTAAAATCTCCATTATATGCAGATTCTCCCAACCCACAACTTGATGTTAAGAGATTAGAACAAGATGCTCGTTATGATGAATATCTTTCTAACCCTATGTTTAGTAATAAGAAGAATCCATTTACATTTCAATCTAATGATGGTAATGCTAGAGGTAAATTTTCTCTTGGAACTGATATTGATGGCAATGCTATTTGGACTTTGAATCTTTTTGAAATAGCAAATACTCATAGAGGAAAAGGATTAGCAAGAAAATACTTAAAAGAATTAGTATCAGATATTAGAGAGGTAGAAGATAACCCCAATTTTAATTTACATGAAGATAGTCCTTTAGATATAGTAGCCACACAATCTTTAATGGAAATAGAATTTTGGGATAAGATGATTAGAGAAGGAATTATACAAGGACAGGATGGTAGCCCGATATGAGTTGGATGGATATTCTAAAGCGGAAATGCTTCTACTGTGGTCAAAGTCCATGTGTATGCACAGATGAAGCCACCGGAGAAATGCCAAAAAAGAATTTAGAAGAAACTAATCTACAGGGAGAACTTGATTTGAAGGATAAGGAAACAGATAAAGAGGGAGTCCTAGTAGCAGGGGCATTAATGGGAGGTAAAGACGATGAGTGATTTTAGAGTAGGTGTTCATAAGAAAATAGAAAAGACTGAGAAATTGGCGGAGATAGCCATACAGAAGGCAAAAGATTTGCTTCTAGAAATGTCTGAGAACAATAGCGTTGTTGAATTAGAAGATGAAACTGAGGAAGTCAAGGTGAAAAGACCTCCTAAGAGTGGCAAGAAAGAGAAACTATCTATGCCAACAGATTCTAATGATGCTTTTGCAGGTGAAGAGTCCGAAGGTTGAGTGAAATGAATGCCACTTTCGGGTTTAGAATTTGATAAGAAAAGTAAGCCTCTAACTAAGCGCATACTAAATTTCTTTGAGAAATCTAGATTCTCTTTCCTTTCTGCTTCGGAAGACCCTGCTGAATACGGTGATAAATGGAAGAAGACTGTTAAGAGCATTCAGATGCAATTTGACGGTTTGGATGATTTCACTAGGGAAATGAAGAAATATATCAAAGAGGATGTTCTGTTCAATAAGGAGATAGATGACCCAGAATCTAATTCTGCTAAACAACTCTGGGAATCAATCAAGGAATTTAGATTTAAGTCTGATAAGGTAAGTGACCCATTCTCAGACCAATTGGGAGATGAGGTAATAGAAACATTGTTAGAAAACGAGTCTATCTTTGTCGCTTTCATACATTTCGCACTTCGTTCCCATAGTAATGCTTTACCCGATAAATTGCTTGAAGACAATGGCTTGGAACCGGATGAGATATCTGATGGTGAAATGGGATTGGACTTAGAAGCAAATGACATACCCATGTATATCACAGAACACTATGGGGATGATAAGGACACTAAGAGAATCAAGCCTAAATTCAAAATGTTGTATAACAAATTCAAGAAGATATTCAGACAACAATATGATGAGGAACAATTAGAGAATCTAATTGAAGTGGATATGCCAACTATCAAGAAAGAACAGAAAGAGTTAGGATTTATTCTGCCTAACAAACCCATGTATAGGATATTTGAGATAAAGGATATGGACAGCATCAAAGGATTTTCTGGTGAGTATCTAGTGCAAGAGAAGTATGATGGAATGAGAATTCAGATACATAAGAAGAAAGATGATGTTAAGATATACTCATACAATGAGAAGGATATCACTTCTAAGTGTCCCCTACAAGTAAAAGAAATGAAAGAAAAACAATACGGAGATTGTATTTTGGATGCAGAATTAATGTTATTCAAGGGCGATGAGGCACTACATAGGGCAGACACCGTTAAACACGTTTTCAAGAAAGAAACTGAAGGCACACTAAGAGCGCACGTTTTCGATATCATGAAACATGAGAAAAAGAATATTATGGACACTCCCCTAAGAGAACGAATAAACATCTTATTCTACCAATACTCAGAACACTCTTCCGAGAACCTAGCGTTCCCATCTAAGAAGGACACTAAGATTGCAGACTCCATGAAAGAAGTAAATGACTATTCTATGGATATTATGTCAATGCCTACTGCGGAAGGAGTAGTCATAAAGGACATGGAATCCACTTATTATCTTGGAACAAAAAAGAATCCTAAATGGATTAAGTGGAAGAAATTCGTTGATTTGGATGTAATCATATTGGATAAGAAGAAAACCAAGAGCAATCTCCATTCATACACAATGGGAGTGGGGCCACTTAGTATAGAAGAGACTGAGGAATATCATAGCATAGAATACGATGATAAGAATTATGCTCCTGTAGGTAAGGCACTCAATACTAAGAAATCTCTAGATGTTGGTTCTATTATGAGAGTTAAGGTAGATGAAGTCAAAAGAAAGGGAAACAAATTCAGCCTATATTCTGCTAAGTTTTCTGAAATACCGGAAGTCACTTCTCCAGATAGATTGACTACAATTATGCAATTATCTGAGAAAACCAAAAAATCATTGGGATTGATGGCAGAAAAAATTGGAGAAGCATTCAAAGTCACTAGTGGAGTAAAGGACAAGAAAAAATCCTACCATATTACAGACAACATACACGGTGAAGCAGATATAATACTCAAACATGATTTAGATGGATTCACTATCTATGGTTTTGAGGGAGATTCTTTGATGCAAAAGAATGCACTACATTCAATAGATTTATGGAAAGAACAATTAAGTGAACTCATAGATAAATCTAGAGTTAATTTCAGAAGGGGAATATACAATTGGTTGAAGGACAAAGATAAGCCAACGCCCTTCACGGATATTGTAGAAATGGTAAAACGCCATCCTAGAATGGGGCCATTGTTTGAGGAAATGGAGGCATTTGATGGACAACGAGACAAATTATACTCTTGGCTCAAAGAACCAAGTGGGGATGATTCTAAACAATATGGCATATTATATGTCAATGATGGTTCTAAATATGGGAAATTCAAAGTAGACGCTACAACTGTGATGAAAGACGAAGTAAGAAATGATGATAATTTCAAGATATATATTAGAGAAGATGGTAATCTCAATGTCGTTCTAGATATCAAGGATAGTAAAATGGCATGGACTATTAGATTAGATGAGGATTCAGATATCTATGAGTTATTTGGTAAATCTGGAAAATTCCCTGCAATAGTAAGTGAGAATGTAGATGAACATAAACTACTTGATGAAGGTGAATTAATTGTAGGGGTTCAGAAACATGGTTATCATGAATACAAAATTATTGGTGATAAATTTGAGACAAGACTACACTTCCGAGTTATTCCTGTTAAAGATAAAAAATCATGGTTAGCGTGGACAGGTAAAAAACAGGAAATGCTTCCAGAAGCCAAAGAAAAGGGTATTGTGAACATTAAAGAAGATAAATATCAAGACCTTCCATTCCCAGAAAGAATCGCATAGTTCATATAGTAAAAAAATGGGCTAGTGTTGATGCTTAGTTCTGAAGGACTACTACTAAAAAGCGGAGAGGGATATTTCGATATACTAAAATCGGACAATTTAATCATAGGAGGATATGCATCAATAGAAGTTGTTGATAAGCAAAATGACTTAATCACATTAGAAGCACTAAATGAAGCAGTCCACAAATTCATGGGAGAAAAGAATTTTAGAAACGTAATGTCAAATCATTCAAATGTTCAAGTCGGGGAGGTAGTAGAACAATATAGAGATAAAAACGGAGTCTTACACAAAACAGGTGTAGATGACGTTGGATTCTATGTAGTAATAAAACTCCGAGAAGATATAGAAAAGGCAAAGGAGATTTCAAGAGGCATAAGGAAAGGAACACTTAGGTCATTTAGTATAGGAGGGCAAGCGATTTCTAAGAAAAGCAGAACAAATTCTGAACTTGGTAAGTATAATGAAATAGACAAGTTAGAATTACATGAAGTGACAATCTGTGAAAAGGGAATCAATCCAGAAGCGAAATTCGACATTTTGAAACAAGATGTTGGAGGTGAAAAACACATGAGTGAAAAATTGGAAAAAGCACTTGAGGAATTGAACGGCCTGATGAATCAGGTTCAGGAAATCCGCAAGGAAGAGATGACTGAAAAGGGGGATGGTGAGGAATCACTTGACCCGACTGTAATGGATGAGGCAGATGACGCTGATGCATCTATGAATTACAGTAAGAATGCGGGAGAAGTCCTAGACAAAGATGATGGAGAAGAAGCAGAAACAGTAGCAGAAACTCCAGCAGACCCGTCTGATACTAAGGAACTTGACAGGGACGAAGCGGCTTTGAATGAGGCAGGGACACTTGTAGTAAAGACCCTAAAGGGATATGAGAATGATGATTTCTCAACCCTAAATCTATCTGTTGAGAATGTGGAGAAGGCTTACGAGGCTTTCAAGGCAGAACAACTTGAGAAGATTGCCTACGATGACCTACAAAAGCAGTTTGCGGCTCGCTTTGAAGCCGAGAACGAAGTTAGAAAGTCTGCCGCAGAAAGAGCAGAATATGACGCTCGTTCAGAAGTTGCTGACCTAAAAGCAGAATTTGCTGAGTTGAGAAAGTCCCTAACTGAGAAGGACGAAGAGATTCGCAAGAGCGCAGAAGTCGCTTTCAGCCTACCCGAAGGTTTCCCAACATCTGTTGATGAAGCCGCAGAGATGGATTGGAACGACATCCACAATCTTGTTGGAGGTGTGTAAAATGGCAAACGGATATATTAACACAATGGCAGATTTGGAAGCCGCAACTTATGGCTTCAAAGGAACGGGGGGAGGAAACTCTCTCTTGAAGTCTAGCGGCGTAGTCGGTGGCTTCTTTGGTGCATACGGTTCTGGAGGAACCCACGATGCCGCAAATACCGGACTATCTGGTGGTGCGGCTGGTCTTGGCGACCTTTACGGTGTGCTTTATGGACAAAAGGTATGGTCTATGCTAAATAGGGAAGTCAACGCTTTCTCTATGATTGCTAAGAGGCCATATACTTCTAGTGGTTGGAGGATTCTGAAATCCCGACCTACAGGTGGTTCAGATGGTGCATTCGGAATTGGAACAACCGCAGTAGCGGCAAACATTACTGATTTGTCTGCTCCACGCGCTGACCAGATTGGAGGTGTGCAAGAGAATGCACCACTAGCCTCACAAGATGGGTTCCAACCACTATCCCCAGAATACACCAAACTCTATGTAAGCCCTAAGACGATTGCTCATATGTTTGAGTTCTCGGAATTGGGAATGGAGATGGCAAAGATTGATGACGGAGTTGGAGATATCCGTTCAATCGTAAGAGAGGATATGGCAAAGCATCACACAGAAGTGCAGAACAAGATGCTTCTAATGCCTATTACTCGGTATGATGACGGAACCGCTACGGCTATAGACAGAAACTACACTTCTCTAATGAAGGTAATTACATCTAACCTAGAACTGCGTGACCTATACAATGCTGACCTATTGGCTCAAGGAAAGACCGATGGTGGAGGACTTGTTTCCGATGTTGGAAAACTATTCGGTGCAACAAGAGCATTGGCTAACACAGGTGCAGGTGCAACCGCTACTGCAACAAACGATTTCATGAGTGCAGAAGTGGATAATGGCGCAGGTTATGCGGCGGCTAATGCTAGGGTTCTAACTCTAACCATACTAAACGACATGATTCGCAGAATCCGTGTTAATGGTGGAAACCCGAAGGTTATGCTAACCGGATATGATACCATACAGCATCTATCTGACCTTCTCCAATCACAGGAGAGGTTCATGGACACCGCAGAAATCGTCCCAACCCACAATGGCGTTAAGGGCGTTAAGGGTTCTGAGGTTGGATTTAGGGTTGCTTCCTATTACGGCATCCCACTAATCCCATGCAAGGATATGCCTACGACTGCTCACGGAAGCGCAACTAACACGCTAAGTGACATACTGATTCTGGACACAGACCACCTATGGATGGCTATGATGAAGCCTACTCAATACTTTGAGGATGGAATTACTTCTGGAAACCCATTCGGTGTCAAGAAACTCGGAAACCAAGCGATGTATCGAACAATGGGAGAGATGTGTTGTTCGTTCTTCCGAGGACAGGGTAAAATAACCAACCTAAAGAGTGCGTGATTGTATGGCATTGACATACACATCTGGTATATTGGCTGACCACAAAGGCATGACCACTCCAAAAGTATCTGGAGATGAGTATTATGTTGATTGCTGGCTAGACATAACAGAAGGTGTTGCTGGAGGTGCGGCTTTTGCGTCAACTCTTTTCGGATTGTCTACTGTGAATGCAGTTGTGATTACCGGACAGGAGGACTTACTTCTAAATATCTTTACAGAAGTGACCGCAGAAACAGGTGCATACGCTAGTGGTTCATCCTTTGAACTGAGAGCAACAACCGCATCTTCCGGTGCTGATAAAGGAACAGGTGCATGGGGAACCATTCGCCTACGAATTTACGGCCTTCTCTGAGTAAAACATAAAGTAGTGGCCCTTGCCCTGTGGGGGCAGGGCAGGGGTGCTACCCAAAGGTGATACTATGGCTAAAATGACATTAATTGCACAACATTTAGAAGAATACGAAGACAAGAGTAAGTTTGGATATAAATTCCAAAAAGGAAAACCTCTAGAGGTTAATCCTAGTTTTGCCTTGAATTCTCTAGGTAGTCCTTTATTTACAATAGAATTTGATAGAAAAGACCATCATTTTCTAGATAATGTAGATGAAAATCAAAGAAACATCCTAAAACAATTTAGCGTTAATCTAGGAAGTTTGTCCAAGACTCTTAAGATTCCTTCATTAAAAAAGAAAGAGATAGAGCCATTAGCACCAGAAAAGCCCTCTAAGGAGGCAAAAGAATACATGAAGAAGGAACAGGAAGAAGCAGATGACCCTCTTCCAGAACCTCTACCACCTAACTTGGAGAAACTAACCAACGCTAAACTCCAAGATTTGCTAAAAGAAAGAAACCTATCAACAGAAGGTAAAAAAGCAGACCTCGTTAAGAGGCTAGTGGAGGAAGGCTGATGTTGGGATGTGCAACAAGTGGAGTATTAGGGTCAAGTGATGTTGTCACGGCTAGTAGATGTAAACTAGTAAGCATTCATGTCACATCGAATTCTTCTAATTCTAACGTCATTAAAATCTTCGACAATGCTAGTGCGGCATCGGGAACGGAGATTGTTAGAATAAACACTAGTGCCGCAAACAACGTGACTGCGTTTAATATGGAATATGATATGCATGGGGTAATTGCGGCAAACGGACTATATTGTTCGATAACAGGGTCGGGTTCCTGTTCCGTGACTGTAAACTATGTGTGATTAATATGCCAAGTATAGATACCGATACAAGACTAGTGATGACAATACTGTTCGTTGGGGCAGTAAGTGGAACCAATATTTACTTCTACAACCAATATGGAATAACATTCCCATATGGGCAATTAGAACACGCCCTGCTCTTTGGTATAGTGACAGTTGGAGGAATCATGTGCATCAAGGCTTTCTTTGATTTGTTCATGAATGACTACATAGAGGAATGGCTATTGCAAAGAAGGATTGATGCTTATTGGGCTAGAAAGGCTAGAGAAGAAGAGAATCGCAAGAGAGTTAGAGACACAATGCGAACCTTCCAACAGAATTTTGGGATGTATGGTGATACTAATCTGCCAAAGATGGAACCCGAAACACAGGGAGTTAATCCTACATTCCTAACGATAGAGAATCAGTAGTGTGAGGAATATGTATGGTCAGCGAAATCCTATTCGGAATGGATGAATCCACTCTCGCATATGACTTACAAAGAGCGCATTCTGCTGATATCTGGTTTCTAAGGGCTAGATTTTGGTTCTGGGGAGCAGTCGCTTGTGCCTGTAGTTTTGTCTTAGGACAAGCAATGGCTATTGCAGGTGTGAATACTCTTTCTATTGCTTGGAATGGCTTAGTGGATTTCTGGAATCATCTGTGGTGATATCTTGTCAGTAATGGCAGGGTTTGCCATATTGATAGTCGAGGGACTTAACAAAATATACCAAAGAGTCCATGCTATAAATTTTGGAATATACGGTGCTACTCAAGCAGGTAAAACTACCATGCATCATCAATTAAGAACAAGAGGTGAAGTGCCGGACATTAGAGAAAGAACCGTTGGTAGGGGAAGGGCAACAAGAAAATATGTAAAATTAGATGGTGATGCTCATACAGTAAAGTCTGCTGATATAGGAGGACAGACAGTATATTGGAACGATTGGCTACATGACATGAGAACAAGGAGAGTCAAATACATCATATTCATGATAGATGATAGACATATGGACAAGCATTATGACATTGAACAACAATTATGTTGGACTTTCTTAATAGATACTATCTGTGCAAGTGAATGGAGCCTACCTAATGGCAAAAGAAAGAAGAAACGTGACCATGATTATCCAATAGCAGTAGGAGTATGGGCTAACAAATATGACTTATGGAAAGACAAGTATAACCATGAGGGGCCAATAGAACAACATCCAATTTTTGAGGCATTTAGAGATGGAATGCAACGATTGAATGACAAGGGAATTCCTTGTTTCAAATACATAGTTAGTGCCAAATCCGACTCAGAGATGGTTTACAGGGGAGTCCTAACAATGATAAAGGACTACTGATACGGCAATACTATGTCTATGCAATATCAGATGCCATCATTAATTGGTGCATCTACGACTACCGCCCCCAACGCATTCATGGATAGATTTGATGCGGCAAGAGCCGCAGGTGCAATAATGGTCTATGAATTCAAAAACATAAAGCCCAAGAAACAACTTAAGGAGATAATCAAAATATTGATGCCGGAAAAGAAAACCTTCCTTAAGGTTCCATACAAATTCAAGTATAACATCAAGGATAGGTGCGTTATCTGTGGAACCCATAAAGTATGGGATTCTAGTGATAACCTAAGACCACCACTTCCGCTTCACAAGGTTCGCAAGGGATATCCAATGAGAGGGACATATTGTGAGAAACACGCCGCAATACACAGACAGTATGAGATGCTAGAGCAACAGATACTAGCAGAAGAACACGGTCTTTCCTTTAGCGCATATGTTCCAAAGGCATCTACATTGAACCCAATGAATCTAGTTTCGACAGGGCCAATGACCACTTTGAAAGAAGCGGATATTGTTTCTTTGGCGGGAGTAGGATGGACAATCAAACCTCCTGTCAATGAAGAAAACAAAGAACAGGAACTATTTCGACTTTTGATAGAAAGCAACACAATTAACGAAAGAGTGAAAACATTATTGAGTGAAGGTGCGAAGGTAGAACCACAAGTGAGTAGCGGGGCTACGCCGGAGGCTGAGTAATATGGGACTTTTTGGGACTAGTAATTCTACGCTATATAGCCAAATGAATCAAAATCAGCAACAATCGTTCAAAACAATGAACAATCTTTTGACGCTACAGGAGAACCACGTTGAGGATTTTTTCCAATATCACGGTGAGGCTTTTCTAGTTGCATTAGCACAATTAGTAGAAGACGTAGTAGAAAAGGTCGTGAGCCAAACGCTAGTAAACCTATCATTTGAAACTGCTAGTAATGGCGCAATTACCTTGAGTAATGATGCAGTAGCCGCACTTAACGGTATAACTCAAGCCAACATTGATTTGGATATACAGAATCTATTGGCAAGTGCAATTAACTCAGAAGTCATCATGCAAAGAAGAATGGCAAAAGCACAGTATCTGGAGACACAAGGATTCGCTATGCCTCAAGCAGAACAACAAATGGGACAACAACAAATGATGGCTAATCCCGGCGGAGTAGACCCATCAATGATACAAGGGGGTAATGCATCAGTTCAAGCAAACGCCATGATGCAACAACAACAGATGGCTTTCAATAATCAATCTGGATATCCTATACCACCTGCGGGTTATGACAACATGAATAATCCATATTGGATAGACCCACAAACAGGTCAAATGTCCTACACACCACCGTCTAGCGGTCTTGGTCTAGCATCTGCAATGAGCAAGGGTATCGCATGGGCAAAGTGGTTGGCATAATATGGCAATATACATTCCATCTGGTGATGATGCGAATCCATTATTATTTGATATTACAATACCAGATGATGTTAAAACATTAGATTCTACTGCACTATTAAGGTCTAATAGAAAAAATAGATTATTTCTTGCTTTTATTTATTACTTAGTCTCTAGATTAGTAGTGAGTAAAAATGATGCCATGAATGACATTAAAGATGGAATGTATCAAATTACTAAAAAATCTAAGCAACAAGATAATGCCTATCGAGAGGCTTTGTTGCATTTTGCTAGTCAGATACGAAAGTCTGTCTTATTTTCAGATGATTTAGAACTTGAGCCTCTAATTACTAGACAATCAAGAATGAAGGATGGCAAGGAAGTAAGAAGTGCAAATTATACTATTAATACTGAGTTTGAGGGAAGACATACTTTCAAACTAAGTAATAAAATGGATTTAATGCCTTTCGATGGTATGACAATTGATGAAATTTTAACAAAATCTGAAAGCGAAATAGTAGGATATCTATACGAAACAGGGGCCATGTCTGATGAAGATAGAAAGGCTTTGAGAGAAAAATATAGCGAATTGGAAGACGAGGATTATTTAATACCACTAGATGAATTTCAAGAAGGTAGAAGATTACTCACATTTTTTGATGAAGGTAAAATACCGTTAGAAGAGGATTTATTGCAAGACCCAAAGATACTAGAAGTAGTAGATAGCCCACACGATGAAAATCATAAAGTAATACGATTCAATACATATGAATATTATAGAAAATTACTATTGAAATCTCAATTAGTTGAATTGAAACCTCTATCACCTGTTAAAGAAGGGGCATATGATATGACTCAAACAGATACCGGATATATATCATTTAGAATACAGGGAGCAACCGCAGATAGTCCAAAGGGAAAATACAGAATGGGCCGAAAGGTTATGTCTGATAAAGAAGCAGAAGAACTCGGTCTTGACATTTCTCAGATAGATAAGAAACCCGATAAGAAAAAGAACGAGAAAAGAAAAAATCTAGGTCTGAATGTTGTTTATGATAATGGTATAATTATTGAAGAAACAGATAAGAAAGGCCAATCTATTCCGGGTTCAATCAAAGAAATGGTTGGCACGTTCAAGGATTTAGAAGAGAACGATGTTTATTCTGTGACTTTCTTATCAAGAACAACTCCAGAAGGAAAACAAGGATATCATGAAAAGAATGAACAAGGTGAAACCATTAGAGTATTTTCCAAAGTATTAGAATCTGGGTTATTTGCTACACCACAAGTAAAGGAAATAGAACAAGACCCCCGAAGAAAAAATTACCGTAAGAATCTGATAAAGGAAATAAATTTCTATTTAGACCGTGTTAAAGGGTGGAGAGACAGTAGTAAAATTAAACGTGAAGTCATTGAAGATATGACAAGAGTGAATAATACTGCAAAAGTAGACGTTAAGGGGTATAAGTTCGACCCACAGTATTTTCATTATCTAACGGGTTTCTTGAAGCCGGAAGATAAACAACTCAATTTGGGTGTAGTCACACTTGAATTAGTATTCAATGAAAAACGTGGGAAGTTAGATTTAACGGATGCAAGGCAAATAGCCAATAAATTAGAGACAGGTAGTGCAGTTGAAGAAGAAGTTGCGGCTAGGGATGCTAGAGCAAAGGAAACCTCAGACCTAGCAGAAGACGAAAAAGAATATTGGGAAAAACAAAGTGAAAAAAATAGTCAGTTTGTAAAAGAGGATTTGTATGCTGATTTGAAAAGAAATCCAATTACAGGTGCATCTCAATTAATTGGGCAAGTCAACAGGGCAGAAGCAATACAATGGCCTGAATTATTATTTGAGTATTTTCTGGGAAATGCAGATGAATATGAATTTCCCGATACAGTATTTGATGCGTCTTTCAAGGATTTTAATGACATAGAGGATTTAACTAATGAATTGGTTGAAGAAAAAGAGGCAATTTCTGGAAAGCAATTAGAAGAAGAAGCAGAAGAAATGGATGAGTTCATAGATGAATCCAATCTTGAATCTGGAGATTTAGGGGAAGAATCTGCGGAAGAAAGACAAGAACGCCTTGAGGAAAATAGAGTAGAACTCCAAACAAAAGATAAAACTCTATCTGTAGATGATGCTCTTTCAGCAGGTCAAGCAGATAAAAAGAAAAAGACTTTTTATGAAATGACCAAATATACAAAACTAATAGAAAAGGCTACAGAAAGATTTAGAATAAACCATCCACTACAAGAAAAATCTCAACTTTCTACTTCTCATTTGGATGTTAGGAGAAGACTACCATTCGTGGAAACAGGGGATGCATTTTATCAACACTTGGCATCAGTAGAATTAGCACCACCTAAGAAAAAGAGAATCAAGCGAGCAAGAAATGTTCCAGAAGCAACACATCCAACAAAAGATGCAAGCCAAAAGAGAATTGCATCTACCTTGAAGATGATAAAAAGAATGTTTAACACTATGCAAAATCTAATTAGGAGTATCAAATAGGTGAAAATATGGGCAAGTTATCCTCCCCTAGTGACTTTACTTCTATAAATCCAAATTATGCAGAAGGCCGTGGGTATTATACTACAAGCAATACTGTTGCCGCATTATTGCAAATAGGAAATTTTACTGATACCACTACACCTAGCAAGTCAGAAGTTGGAGAATTAATCAAGCGAGCAGAAGATAGAGTGGATAGCACTACCAAGTTATCTTGGCGACCATTGATTTATCAAAATGAATTTCATAGTTTTGAGACTATTAATAGAAGCGCATACCCCTTGATGGCTTGGAAGAATTACATAGGTTTCATTCAATTATCACATAGAAAGATTCAGAAAATCGTCAGATTAGAAGTATGGAAAGGTTCACAATATGAGGATATAGCGTCTGCTACTGCTACGATAACAATTCCCAATAGTGCTACAGGTTCAAGTGTTAGTTGGAGAATAAGATTGACCGTTGGTGCTAGAACCTTCGATTTAGTTGAAGGAACTCATTTCTATGACACATATGGCCCTAAGACTACTGCAAGTCAAATCGTTGATGCCATCAATGAGGTTTATCCAGCAAAAACTGCTAAATTTACAGGTGAAACTGTGGCAAAATCTGTGACTGCTAATGGTGCATCTGGTGTGCATATCTCAGATTTTTTCTATGCTACTGTTGATTCAGATGATTCAAGTAAAGTAGTCATCTCATCATTGTTGATGGGGGAAGATGGAACGGCTTGCACAATAACATCGGTTGATACTGATGCAGGTAATGCGGCAATAGGTTCTGTGACTACCTTTACAGACAATGAGGATTCTTCTAGATTAGGGGATTTTTGGATATTGAAAGATGACGGTAAGATATTCTTTAGGAATAACTATCCCTATCATCAGAATCACTCTATCAAAGTCACTTATGTTTCTGGTTCTGGGAGAGTCCCTGCGTCTATTCATGATGCCGCCACAAAGATTGTAGCGGCTGAAGTAATACGACATGATGATAATTCCATACTAATAGCAGAAACGGGTTCTAACATAGATTTGAAGACCAAGCATGATATATTATTAGAAGAGGCGGATAAAATTTTACAAGGCAAGAAAGATATAGTGCATTTCATTTCGTGATATTTATGGCAGATATGTTTGAATTTATGAAAATTCTAAAGGATGTTTCTACTTTAGCAAAAGAACGAAATGAGATGCTTAAAGATAGTCAATATGCCGCATTTGCGCTTTCAGACGAAGCGTTGGAAGAAGAAGCCATGAAGACTGCTAGTGAAATTTTTAAAAAAAAGACTAGTATAATGTTTCAAGATATGTATAGTGATGCATTTAGAAAACTAAGGGAGATAAAGGTGAGATAAATGGCAGTAGTGATTTTAGATGAGGTGACTTTTCTAACAAGAGTGCTATCTGATAATTGGGCTAGTGCGTCAAATACTCTCTATGATAGTGGTTCTGCAAATAAAAAAATAAACAGTAATCTAGCCGTTCCAAAAATAATTGATGTTAGGTCAATAGCACCAAATGAGGGTAGAAGAGTAGATGCAGATTCTGATACTGCAATAGTGATTGTCTATGAGGATAGTAGCACTACTGAATACCCGACAATTGACTACGCCGTGAGGAATGAGACATTTACTTTCACAATTCATATTAGAGTATTAGCGAGAAGAGACTTTGCCACTAACAATACTGCAAGAGATAGATTACAGGATTTGTATAGAATCGTTAGATACATTTTAGAGAACAACGCTATTAGACCGACTATCACAACCGTAGATGGTGGCACTACAAACACTCAATCGGCAGAAATATTAAAATTAAAAAGTAGAAGTGAAGCGAATGATAAAGGGAAACGGTTATTGGGCTACAAGTTATCGGTGGAGATGAAGAGGTTCGGTAGGAGTTAGAGATTATGCCATCATATGCAGATTTATCAAATGAGGTTTGGGTTGGTGCAGGGGGCGCAGTCACCTTTATTCCAGAAAGTCATATTTACTTAGGTGCTTCAATAACATATACTAATGATGGTTCAGAACCCTTTGGCTCAACCATTACTATAACTAATACAGATTTTGAGATGGTTCCCAATATCTATACCGGATGCACAATAAAAATACACAATGCTTCGGTGACTCAATTTGCAGTAATAAAATCCAATACTGAAACTACTCTAGAATTAGCAGAAGTAGTAAATACAAATCTTGTTAG